CATAAAGCCCTGCAACATCATGAGGAGAAAAAAGCGTGATCTTTTCATTGTCAATAAACCTTTGATAAAATAATGCACTCAACTGTATTGAGTAATCGAGTTTGCGAACTCGATTATCTTCTGTTCCTTTATTGTTTTTCAGAACAATTATATCTCTTATTTCTTGGTGCCAGATTGGGAAGTGGACAGTTGCTGATCCACCACGGATGCCATTTTGAGTGCAACATCTGACAGTGCTTTCAAACTTTTTGAGGAAAGGGACAACCCCTGTGTGTTGAACTTCTCCACCCCTGATTTTAGCGTTGATGCCACGGATGCGGCCTGCGTTGATACCGATACCTGCCCTTTGTGCAACATACTTGCCAATAGCCATATCACTGCTAAATATGCTATCGAGGGTGTCATCAATATCAACAAGAACACAGCTGGCATACTGTCGAAGAGGTGTACGAACTCCTGCCATGATAGGAGTCGGGATGTTGATTTTGTGTTTGGAAATGGCATCGTAATACTTTTTAACGTAGTCGAGTCTAACTTCTTTTGAATATTTAGAGAAAATTGTAGCAGAAATTAACAAATACATGAACTGTGGAGATTCATATATCTCACCAGTGCTGCGATCTTGTACAAGATATTTGTCAGTAACTTGACGAAGACCTGCATATGTGAAGAGATAATCCCTTCCATGATCGATGAAAGACTCTAACTTAGCAAACTCTTCCTCTGTGTATAAGTCAAGGATCTCAGGGTCATATATGCCCTCCTCAACGCATCTCTGTGTATGTTCATAAACTGTTGGAAGTTCATGTAGTCTAAAAAAGACTTGTTTACGAACTGAATATAATAATAACCTTGCTGCAACGAATTGATAATTAGGATGATCTAAATCGATTAAGTCAGATGCACTTCTTATGAGAATCTCTTGTATTTCTCTTGTGGTGATTCCGTCATAAAACTGTATTCCAGAATTGATTTCGACTTGACTTGCTGATACTCCTGCAAGGTTTTTACATGCCAGTTCGACCATTACATGTATTTTTTCAAGATTCAAGGGTTCAATCGACTTATCCCTTTTGACAACTTTTGTTCCGTTGCTCATATTTTCTTCCAATAGTTGAATTTAATTTTTGCTTGTAGACCAGAGTATGTATTTGATTCTATCACTCTTCTGACATCATGTCCAGAGTTTATCATGTCATTCACATCTTTCTCTGTTATGGAGGAAGGCCAAATGACTACCTTATCTCCTCGATTAATGGTCTTGTTGATTCTTTCAATGATTTCTCTGTTACGAGGTTCATTATCAAAAACCCAAATATAACTGCTCCAACCAAACGACCGAATATCAAGATCGGAACCGCACATAGCAACCGCGTTTTCCACGAACGTGGAATCGAACGGCCCTTCAAGAATGTAAACGGGTTTTTTTGTGTCAATTTTGTCCAATCCATAAATTTTAGGTGCGTCTTCATTGAGCATCACAGTGATATATTTAACATTATTTGGGCCTAGACTTCTGCCTTGGAAACCAATTATGTTTTTATCCTCATCATACATTGGAATGATGATTCGAGATTCATCTTTTGTAACATCATGAAAGGTATACTTTTGAGTATTGACCCATTCCTTGAACTTTGCAGCAAAGAAAAAATTAGATGCTTCAAGACCTCTTTGTGTTAAATATTGTTTCGCTATGGGAACTTCTGACGCTCTTGGTAAGTCAAGTTTTTTCTTGAATACAGGTTTCTTAAATTCAAACTTAGGTTCTTCCACCACAAAATTTCTTCCCCCTGCATGACCCTCCTTAAACTTCTCAAGCACATATTGCTTGTGAAGAGTGGTATCAATCTGCTTGAGAAAGTTATTCAATGACGAACTAGCACCACAGTTATGGCACTTAAAGTTTGTATTTGTCTTGACTTGATAGAAATATCCTCTTGCCTTGTTCTTGTGCTTCTTTGAGTCACCACAGATCGGACAGCGAAAATTATATAAGTCTGCCTTCACTCTTTTAAACTTTTCTAATCGTGAAGACACCAATCCAATATACTTGGAATCAATGATATCCATGTGGATATTGTTACTTTGTTTGTATTATACCCGAAGTTGGCGGTGGAGTCAACGCTCCTCTTAAAAATCTTTGACCAATGGGAGATACTATGAAACTTATTATAGTTAAAGAACCCGCGATTGTCCACATTTTCTTTTCAATTGTCCTCAAACGATTGTCTACAAGCATAATATCTCTCTCACATCCTTTCTTGATATCTGTTGCGTGTTGATCAAGTTTCTTATCTACCTGCTCAATCTTTTCAAATAATACTGCATCAATACGGTCTTGTTTATCTAACTTTTCATTATGAACCGCAAGAAGTTCACCCATCTTTACTGAGTTTTCTTGTAAAGATTGAACGACTTTCTCTAGTCTTTCTAATATTGCTGCATTAACGTTTGTATTATCATCCATTTTTCTTATTTACTAACCACATTTTACGTGATCCGTGACCCCCATAGATATATTTTTTCTTTTTCTTTACAGGTGGATCATCCCCTGCTTCTCTTGTACCAGCAATTTGACCACCACTGACATTATTCGTAGGGGCAGCCATCGCTGCTTCCTCACGAAGAGTCTTAACAATTGATATGATCTTATCGATATTCATTAGACTGAATTTAGTTCCGAAGTACAAGTTTTGTCTTCAGGTATGCCATGCACATGAGATTTAGGATATTCAGGCACCCGATTTAAAAATATTAAAAAACTTTTAATCGGTGGCCATAATTCCTCCTCTAAATTATAAAACAAAAGAGGTGTTGCTGCGTCATCAAATACATTGAATAGCACGGTAAGATGATTCAATATCAGATGAGTTTTCAATACCCCTGTGTTTTTATATCTTTTTAGAAGTCTTTTGACATACTTGATTCGCTTTAAATCATCCTCGAAATCATCTTTTGTAAGAGCATGTGGATTGTTGTAAAATTTTATAGCAAATAACAAATAGTTGTCATCATTCAATTCATCAAATCTCATATGTTTAAGTCATCCTGCAATATTTATGCAGCAACAGTCAGTGTTCCAGCAGCAGTTCCGATTGAAACCGCACTAGTAATTGTAGACGCAGTGTTTGTTCCAGCGTCCTTGATTGTACCACCATTCAGTGAAACTGGGTTTGCAACAACCTTTAGAACATCATTTGCATTTGTTGCAGCATTGTTAGCAGCAATTGTTTTTCTGAAAGTAAGTTCGTTTGTACCTGATCCAGACAAGTAATTACATGTAATATTTCTGGAAGATGATGTATTATTAGTTACTAAGAACTGTGGTGTACCTGTGACATCAACTGGTTCATTAAATCTAACTAACATATCAATGTTACCACCATCTGACTTATCAAATGCTGTAGATTTAAATTCAACTTCTGTGATATCAGCAGCACCAAGTTTAGTTGCTAATCCACCAACACAGCACAATACTTCTGGTTGTGCATTAGTGTTACCGTTTCCACTAAGAGCTGACCCAGCTTCGAGAACCCATCCACTTGCATTAGCGAATACCAGTTTCTTCTGTTCATCGGTCAAATTCTTAGGCTTTGACTCATCTGAGTCACTTGCTCCCCATAGAGGCATGATTCTTTCCTATAATCTTTATAAAGATATTTATAAAAATTACAGATCTTTATCTTGCTTTAATGGCTTCTGAGACTGTTTCTAGTAACTTATCATCCATATCAGTCTTGGTAAGTTTTACTGCTTTACCTAGAATGACTAGACATAAATCGATAAGTTTTTCTCCCAGTTCTGAGTCTTCTGGGATCTTATCGACAGCATCTTTAATAATTTTTGATGCGAATGGTAATAAAAAAGAGAGCATTGTATTATTTTGAACTCACTCTATATATAATCAATCGTATATTTTTTTACCTTGTTTGATTCTTCCAGATCCTTTTTTGTCGTAGAATTTAACTCCGTGTCTCTTGGAGTCCATAGAAATCTGGTCGGATTCTTTCTTTCTTGCTCTTGCTCTTTCCTTCGCATCCCTTATACGTTCTTGCATTTGAGGGAATGAAATCTTGCGGTCTAACTTGAGTTCTTCTTTAGTTACTTTTTTCTCAGGTAAACCTTTGTGTTTGGTTGATGCAAATTTCTTTACATCGGTTTTTTTCATATCTGCGGCTGCTTTTGCAGTCTCAGGTGTTGTAGGTGCTTGTTCGCCTTTTTGAATGGCGCGAACGATTCCAAAAAATCTCTGTTGTTTCTTAGAGAGTGCTGGCATTACTTTTTACCAACATTCATCACAGCCTTGCCATATTTCTTTTTGACAAGTTCAAACGCAGAAGGCCCTTTATAAACCTTCTGTGTCTTTTTCATTTCTGGACTTGGTGGCATGGTAGTCGCGTCTTTCTTATCTTTGGATGGTCTTATCCTTCCTTGATCTCTTAGACGATCATAACCTTCTTCACTTATGAATTCTTTAAAAGTTTTCATTACATTCCTTGACTTGCCATAAATTTTTTGAATGCAGGAGAGTTGATTCCTTTCTTAGGATCATTCATTCTCTTCTTTCTTTTTTCATCATAAGACATTTCTGACTCTGGTTTATCCTCTTTAGGATTTCTCATTGCACGATAATTTTCTGCTGGTTCCTGCTTATCATATACCTTACTGTAAGCATCAACAAGACCTTTATCATGTTCATAACCCATGTTAAGTCCCATTGCTCTTAACTTATTCTTTGCTAAGTTCATCTTTGTTGGTATTGATCTTGGATCATCACCCTCTTGAGGTTTTAATGTTTTCATTGCATCAAAAGATGTACCATCATCTTCTTCTTTCTTTTCTTTCTTAGACTTTGGTTTAGAATCAACCTCCATTTCGTTGATAAGTTTACCATCAATCTTTTTAGATGCCATGATCTGATCACCAGCACCCATACGAACTGCTTGCATTTTCTTCATGAGAACCTGCTTCTTGGCCATGTTTGCTTTCTTTTGTTTCTGCTTTAATGATGGATCTTCTTTCTCATCTCCCTTATTATCCATTTCTTCTTTTACTTCATCAGGGAAAACCTTAATAAGTTTCTTATTATTAACTCCCTCACCAGTAATTTTCTTTTCTTCTTCTTTCTTTTCAATGAGTTCTTTAAATCCAGTCCAAACCTTATCTTCCTTTGCCATCGCTTTACCTATGGCCTTACGACGATTCATAAGATACTTATCAGTTTTATCTTTCTTACCATCATTATTAATGTCACCATCTTCCTTTCCAACTGGATCAAGTCCACCACCTTTTGCTTTAGCAGTTTCCTTACCTTTAAATTTTTCAGACTTAGTTGGTTCACCGTAACCTGTCATCTCAACTGAAGAGATGTTTGGATTGTTACGAAGATCAGCAATCTTTGTACGACTTGCCATTCTTACATATGAATTACCTGTTTTCTTATCAGTAACTCTTACCTTAAATGTTTTCTCTCCATCCTTTGCCTCTGTTATATCTTCATCTTCATGAGGAATTGTATTACCATTCTTATCTTTCTGATGATGCTCTACGAATACTTTAAATAATGCATTTGCTGCATGTCCTTTGATTAAGTCTTGAACATCAATGTATCCTTCACCCATAAGCATTTGCTTTGCTCTTGCTTTTATCGCAGGTGCAGATGGTGACTTAGCAAGTTGAGATATAAATGCCTTTCTCATCGCAGCAGGATCTATGCGACCACCTGCTTTTGCCTTCATACTTTGCTTGACTTTATAGCGTGTATCGTATGCGAGTTGTCTAGCTTGTTTCTCAACTTTTTCCTTTGCTCCTGCAGCAGGAGCAGCCACTGGTTTGTCCATTAACTTATTTCTTGGAATTTTTTCTATATTTATTTATAAAGTGTCGTCCGTAACTACTTCCGGGAACCATTGTTTCTACGTATTTACGAAATGCATCAGTGCCAACTTCCCTTTGACTTGCTGGTACACCGGACTGTGTTGTACCATTTACAATTGCTTCTGACACATCTTTAATCCATGATTTAAACATTATTTTATCCTCTGTCACACAAATCAAATGATTCGCACCACGACGAATAATACGACCAACTAATCCATTATTCATATTTTCTACCACTTGACCAACACGAAAAACCTTTTCACTTATATAATTTTCACGAAGACCTTTCCAATCAAACTTAGGTGCAATCTCCCAGAGATTCCAACCCTCTTTAATATTCATAGCAGAACGTATCTTCTTAAATAATTGTTCTGCATCCTTTTGACTTAAAGATTTAGGTACACCTTTCATAAATGTTTTGATATCATTCTCTGCAGCTGCCTTTCTTTGCTTTGATGCAGACATACCAGTAACATCATCAGAATCTGGATCACGATCTCCAGCAGACATCACCTCTACATTATCAAATTGATATAGTTTACCATTATAATCATTTGCTAATTTATCAAATTCTTTTACGCGATCACCACCACCTACAATTCTCACACCTGCATACCCATCAGTATGTGCTTTCTTTAATACATCAAAGATCGTGCGATTTGAATCATCATTCACAATCTTATCCTTATGTTTTGGAAACATTTTTTGCATCACAGATACTTTATAATTTGCATCTAAAGGATTTTTCTTTTTCTCCTGTGATCTTGATGGTACGATAATGTAATCATCGTCATCAGAAGATGAAGCAACATTATCTAATAATTTTTCATGACCTGTTGTCGGTGGATTAAAACGACCAAATGCGATCGTTAGAGTTCCCTTTGTTTTTTCCACCTCTGGTGGTTGCATTGAATGTGTTGGTTCTGCTGCAGGTTCAGATGTAGAAACCGATAATCTTTTTTCCCTCTCTGTAGATGGTGGATCTTGCTCACCTACTCTCTGTCTTTTATTGTAAAACTTTAGTTGACCCTTCTCAGTCTTTGCTACGAATTCTCCGTCTTTGTACCATCCTCCATGACCGTCACCTTTCAGACCCATTCTTGTGGCCTGTTGGACAGCTCTTGATTCTGATAAAAATTGGAAAAGTGTTTTCATCGGCAAAGTTTCATCGTGATCGTTCTTTCATTTGCGATCAGATAGTTTATTAACTTTTGTCTCATTTCATTATATTTATGCTTCTTGCGTTTATTATTTTTATTTTTAATTAATTTATCAAATGACTGATAACAAAAATACAAAAAATCATTGTATCTTTCTTTTCTGTTTTTAGATTTCGATTCAAAGGATCGAATGAGTTCGTCGATGTTAATCATTAGAATGATGATGAATCTGCTGCTTTAAAATGTGGTGATGATGATTTTGATCTTGATCCTGCATATAGGATCAAATTTTTAACTATCTCATTTGCTTTTGTTTTATCTTTTTCAAAAGCAGCAATCATACTTCCACCTAAAAATTTACTAAAAATAAACTGTGCTCTTTTTCTATCAGCAAGACCAACTGCACCTCTTAATTCTTTATTTTCATCTTTATCAAACTTTGGATGCCTATAAAGTTTACTGAAAAAATCCACCTCGTCTTTAAACTTTTGTGATGTGGGGCCATATTGTTGTGAGATTTTAAATACCGCTCTACACATAGTTGATTTAGCAGCCGTCTCCATATCAGTGTTCATCAACTTTGATAGTCGAACTGCCTCCTCTATTTTTTTCTTTTGGTTAGAGAGACTAAGTTTTACTCCTAACTTTTTATCAGTTTGACTTATAATATCTCCTATAGAGCCACCACCTATCGCACCGTCTAATGCTGCTTTACCACCTATTATCACACCTTGATATGAATATGATGGTGCTTTACCTTTTGAAAAACCGGAAGATCCTCTGTCTCTAAATTGAATAAACTTACTTTTATCATTTGAAAATTGAAAAAGAGTATCTACAGAATTAAAAATGTCATTAGTTCTACTAACAAATCCACCATGATATCTAATGTCTTGCTTCTTCAATGCTTTTTGTACATCATTTTCAATGTAATTGATAGTTTTAAGAATTGTATTTTTACCATCAGGAGATTTCTTTAGAGATAACGGGAGTAATTCACCCATGTCAATCATATGCTTTATCAATAAATTAAGCACTGAAAAATCTTGAAAATTATCTGCAGACGTTATCATGAAATTACCAACCTTTATTGATACCTGTTGACCTTCAGCTAATTTCTTAAATGTTCTTTGTGCATTTGCAGATGCAAGGTATATATCTGCTGGACTCCACTTATTAATATTATTAAATGTTAAAGCATTTTTTCCATCTGTTTTATTTGCTCTTTTTACATTCTCATTCGTTAGTTTCCATAATTTTTCTATATTTTCCATGATATTACGATCACCTCTAACGTAAAATAAATCTAAGCCTGGAGGTTTTATTTTTTGATGTGTTTTTGCTGCTAATCTTTTTGTTTCCTTTAATATCTTATTCGCTATGTTGACTGAAGATAAAAACCATTCATTATCTTTCAGTAGTAATTTTTCAATACCACTCTCAGTCACACCCGGAATTACTACTTTTCTCCTAACAGCGTTTATCTCTCTTTTAAATTTCTGTTTGAAAACAATGTAATTTGGTATGTTAGTTGGGAGAGGTGCACCCTTTAAATCAACAATAGCACAGAATAATGCTTGTGCTGCCTCTGCTTCTTTGGGGGAATCTGCCATTACTTTTTAAAATACTTATGAATTATATCAATCTGATCCTGATACTTCGCAATCATATCTAACTCCTGTTCAATCGCCTCAACAATATTAGAGTGTTCTCCAATACCTGCAGGGTTTGTTAGATACACTTCTACGTTTGCTACATGTTTTTGAATGTCGCCTTGTGCATGGGCCAGAAGTGCTTTGATTAATTGATCTCTCATGTTGTTAGAGTTGCTCCAACTATTTATCGTTTACCTCTTCATTATAGCATGGTTTTCCAAAAGTTTTGTATTTTAATTGTTCTTTTAAAAACACTACTTGTGCCTTCAAACTTTTGTTTTCTTCCTCTAGAGTTTTAATGTGTTCTTCGTAAACTGTAATCATGTCCTCTAATTTTTCAAGTTTAACTTCTTTGTCCCAATCCATTTGAGAGGTTGCCATTGTATATTATAAGTTTAACAATTGCTTTATCTGTCGTCAATGGCACGATTCTCTGAGTAATGAACATCAAAATCTCCACCGGGATATCTCTTCTTTAACTTCTCTACGTTACCCTCAATCACTTCATCAAGTGAAACATGTAGTGCTTTACATGCTTGCATTACGTACCACATAACATCTCCCAACTCAATAATGAGATGCTCCCGATTATCATGATTCCAAGGCTTACCCTGAAAAACCATTTTCTTAACGATCTCCATAAATTCACCACCTTCAGCACTGATGCCAACAGCAGCAGTAAGAAGCCTGCATAGTTTATATGAGGTTGTTGGTCATTATGTGTATTGTAGTCTCCAGACATAATTAAAACTTAAATTCTGCAAAAGTTTTTTTAGGAACTTTTTCTTCATTATACTCCTCTTTTGTTCCAGAGTCAAGCACATCTTCTTGTGCCTTTTGTTCACAGTCATATAATCTCATCTTTGCACGATCAACTCCTACAACAAATCTTTTAAATATGGTAGGGTCGTTGTAACGATTCTTTAACTGTTTAACCATTATCTGCCCCAACCCCTCAAGTTCCTCCGTACTAATAAGAGCAAACATAAGATCAGCAGTGGCAGGTAAACCAAAGGACTCACTTGTGTCAGTAAGATCGACATCACTACTACCATAGCCAGAGCGAGTCGTCTGAGTAGCGGAGAGGATAGGTACATTAGCCTCAACTGCAAGACCACGGAGTTCTTCCGCAATCGCTTTGATATACGAGTAAGAATTGACATTAGATCCAGTCCTGTAACGAGAAGATGCACATATATTTAAGTAATCTACAAATATTATATCAGGTTTAAAAGATTTTTTCAACGCTAGTTCATTAAGTAATGCTTTAAAATGTCCTGAGTGTGCTGCTGCTGTAGGATATTCTTTAATAATTAACTGACCTTGTGTCTTCTTTGCAATCTTTGCAACCTTCTTATCAAACATAGGTTTAGGTAAATCACTTAGATTTTGGATTGCTGTATTTAATAAGTTTGCATCAATTCTTTCTGCAATCTTTTCCTCTGCCATCTCCATTGTAATGTAGAGAACGTTCCTCCCTTGGAGCAGCACGGAGCTAGCAAAGTGGCACATGAATAAAGATTTCCCGACACCTGTACCAGCAAGCGCGATGTTAAGAGTCTTATTAGGTAAACCACCTTTGGTAATTTTATTAAAGTATTCGAGATCAAAGGGTATCTTATCTTCTGTTCTGTGATAGTATTCGTATCTGTCATCAGCATTTAGTATGTAATCGTGTCCAATATTATTATCGAAAGACACAGCTAATGCTTCAGAAAGAATTGAAGGAATCGCATCACGATTTCTTTTATCATCATCGCCATCAGCAATATGAATTGACTCCATCAGAGCAAGATAAATCGCACGATCACGACACCACTTCTCAGTAGTGTCCAATAACCATTGATTATCTACAGGTAAGTCATTTAATTCTTTACTGATGTCATTGATATTCTTAACTTCTTCTGCTGTTAAGTCTGTTCGATTTTCAACCTCAATATTTAGTGCTTCTAAAGTTGCACATGAATCATACTTTGTGATAAACGAAACAATCTCTTCAAATATAATCTTTTCACTCCTCTCCTCAAAGAAGTCAGATTGTATAAAAGGAATTGTTTTACGAGCATACTCTTCATTATAAACAAGATTCCGAAGAATCGTGGTTTCAATTCTTTCCATATGAGAATGTAATCTTTGAAATTTCGTCTAACTTTTCTAATACTTCTGATGTAAAGTACTTTTCTGGTTCTGCATATATCTGTTTTGCATATATTTTCTTGCCATCAATCTCATATCTACCGGCAACATTCTTCCACATACCACCAAGTTCTCCTAACTCTAGAAGACCATAGTATCTATCAAGACCTCTTTCGTCATAGTACAGTCTTATCTCTACTTGTTTGTTTTCTTTTGAGAGTCTGGATTTAGCCGTCTTAGCTTTAATAATGTTTCCAACAACCTCTGTCTTATCCTTTTCCTTTTTTTTGCTGAGATAAATGATTGTAGACGAGGCATACTTGAGGCCACTGCCTCCTCCCATTTCTTTAGTTGGGACATAAGATCCGATGACATCATAGGTATGGTTTGTGACTATAAGTGGAATATTTGCTTGACCAAGTTTTAATGTTAGCATACGAAATGCACCCTTGACAAGTTGTGATTTGGTCATGTCACGAACCTGTTTGTCATCCAATGCGTCTTTTATCTCTTTCTCTGTTGACAACATACCAAGAGAATCTAATACAAACATGCAAGGTTTGCGATTCTCCTCTTCTGTCTTCAAGTATATATCAACTGCCTTAAGTGCCTTACTACGAAACTCTTCGATTGTTACAACATTCACAACAACCAACCGTGTCGTATCAATTCCACGAGACTCCAATAGTCCTTTATTGACGGCTGCTTCAGTGTCAAAATAGAGACAATACCCATCAGGGTTAGTGTCCAAAAAGTTTTTGACAATAGCAAGCGAAAAATAAGTTTTACCAGTGCTCGACTCACCAGCAATGGCAGTAATACGATTGCTGCTAACCCCGCCAAGAATAGACCCACTAATGAGTCCATTAAAAATGTAGGATCCAGTGTCAATGAATCTTTCAGTTTCGTCAATATCTGACGCAATCTGTGTGTATTCATCTCCGATCTCTTTTACTATTTCTTTTAGAAAATCCATCATATCACCATATTGTGTTCTTCACGAAGGATCTTTTTATATGGCCCTCCGGGATTTGCATCCATAACTTCTTGAACAACTTTCATCTTATTATATAAATCACCACACTTATCTTCACTCTTTCGACATCTCCATAGTGCAGTAACTATGTAGTCGAACTCTTGCTTATCAATAGGTAAATCCATTATGTAAAAAATAGTTCAAGGTTTACGGTTTTTTCGACATTCCACCCAATCGCATCAAGTATTGCTTTGAGTGGTTCAACGAAACTCTTCTCAAATTGTAGATCATAATCTATGTACTTGTCAAGTCCAAGTTCCTTTGGAAAGTCTTGAATGAATGATATTACATTCTCACGAATAATGTTTGGTTTCTTAAGATATATGAATTTGATCTTCTCACCATTACCAATCAACGAATACTTACGATCAAGTTTGTTCTTCTTAATGTAGTGATTAAAAAGAAGTGCACCACGACAATGTATTGGTGTTCCTTTCATATAAATGTCTGTATAA